CCAGAAGACGTATAAGTTCCAATGCCCACTTCCCACTCGGAGCCGCCGTTGGACGAGATGGTGTAATAGGTTGTGTTACCGTTGCCGATTGCGGAAAAAGACTGAAAGCCTGTGGCTGCGCCAAGAAGCGTTGCCGTGCCCGTGCCGGTTACTGTAGTTGTTTCTTTTACCCTATCTTTAACTACAAGAGCCATGTCGATTCCTTATGGCGAAGTTTGAATGGTTTGCCAAGATGATGTTTGCGCGTTGTTTATATTTTGCCATGCGGAGTCTTCAGCATCAACAATAGTTGTCCAAGTCACTGTTTGGGAGTCGTTGATAATTTCCCAAATAAGCCTGCCAATGATTGAGTCTAGGGCAGCAAGGTTTTCAACAACAGATACATTGAATATTGTTGTCGTTGTTGCAATTTCAGAGCCTTGAACCTGCTCCCCAACAAAAGCATTAAAAATGCCAGAACTACTAGTAAAATCAACGCACCCTGCTTCTTCTAGTATCGTTCCAGAAAAGTTTAATTTGGCCGATATGCTATCAATAGAACTAGCGTTTTCAAGAACAGAACTCAAAAACGAAGGAGAGGCATTTGTTGAATCTGTGGCGCTGGCGGCTTCTTGGGAATTGCTAAAAAATACCAGTCCGGCAGATGTTATTTCAATGCCAGAAGATGTTTCTAAAATGTTGACTGCGTATATTGGTGCGCTTGAAACAACATCCGCGCCAGAGGCAAATTCATTAATTAAAGAAAGCAATGAAACACTGCTGTTAATTAAATCACTTACAGACGCAGTTTCAACAGCAGAAGAATTAATACTGAATGATGAACTTGTGCTATCCACCCCAGATGCAGTTTCACTGGCAGTTGAATTAAATATTGCTAAAGCCGATACAAGCTCTATTCCACTACCAGATTCATTAACTCTACAAGCGTATATTGGTAATGAAGAAACAGAATCAACCGCACTACTGTCCTCTTGAATGTTCACAGCAAAATTAGCAGCAGCAGACACCAAATCTTCAATGGAAGAATTTTCTTCAACACTTACCGGCAAAATAAGTAATGCTGAAATTAAATCAACGACACTTGCTGTTTCATCAACTGAAGAATTAATAGATACAATTGATGATGTGTCGTCAAGCGCCTCTGCCGTTTCCGCTGCTATGGAGTTAAAAACCGCAAGTGACGATACTTCATCAACTGCGGATGCAGTCTCAGAGGCTGAAGAAACAAATATTACTAATGCAGATTGAGAATCAACCCCGCTCGCTGTTTCTGGTACTGTTATGGCATACAGTATGCCGCCAAGCTGTGAATCAACCCCACTCGCCGTTTCCGCTATTACTGAACTAATATCAGCTACGGAAGAAACAGAATCAATACCGCTAACTGTTTCACTAATGGAAGAAGCAAAGTCTATGGCAGCAGAAATTAAATCTACGCCAGATATTAACTCTTCAACACTCCCAACAAACACAACCACTGATGATATTGAATCTTCACCGCTCGCCGTTTCTGCGGCTGTTGAATTTACTATAAACAAAGAAGACACAGAATCAACACCGCTTGCCGTTTCAGCGGCTGTCGAATTAACAACAAATGTGGAAGAAACAGAATCTAAAGATGATGCGGCTTCTAATATAGAAGAAACAAAAGATGCGGCTGCTGAAATAGAGTCAACGCTTGATGCTGTTTCTGCAATGCTTCCAACAAATACTACGGTGGTAGATATTGAATCAACACTACTTGCGGTTTCTGTAATTGAGGCTGGGAAAACAACTACTGAAGATGTTTGGTCTATACCAGAAGCGTTTTCTAATACAGAAACAAAATAAATTGCGCCAGAATCCTCCGTAGAAGAAAATGGCGCGGATGAAAATGGAAAGCCGCTAAACATTTAACGACTCTCCTGTTTTTTATTCAACAGTCAGTTGGTCTTCCGCAAACCAGCGAGTTTGTTGTACGCCTTCAAGGTCAGTCCAAGTGATTTGGTAGAAGAAGTTACCATCTTCATCCATACGCATGGCTTCAACCGGACCGCTAGGAACAACGGCCTTGGCAACAACAACATCGCCCTTCTTAAACTTGGTAGCCATTTGTTACTCCTTAAGTAGCAGTTAAGCTGAACTGATAGGTAACGTTCAACGTGTCACCGTTAACCACCGCGCGGTCACCCGGCGATTGAAAGTCAGAGGCCGAGAACAACGTACCGGTAGAACCGCCCTTGGTGCTGTTGGACACAAGGAATGCACCACCAACAGTAGTTGTACCGTTAATGTTAAACACGGCCACAGAGGCGCTGTTGCTAATCACTGACGGGTTTGCAGTGGTGGCAGTGCCAAACACCGCTTGGGGACGAGTGGCATTGCTATAGGTGGTGTTCTCGGTCCAACCGGCGTGGGATGACATCGTGTCGCCAGCAGCAGGAGTGTTGGAAGCGCCAGCACCGTACAAACCAATATACCAAGCAGCGGTGTACGAAGAGCCGCTGAAATACTTGGTGTTCATATCTTGAAGGCCAACGTTAACAACGAGGTTTTCATTGTCTTCGCGCCACTTCAGATTGCCGTCCTTGTCAAAACACTCAACAATAAAACGACCCTTTGCCGACATATTTTCACCGGCAATTTTGTTTGTTTCAACACCAGCGTTAACTAGGTCCACGCTGGCAGCATTTTCATTTTGCATGACTGCTCCTTAAGAAATTCGGACTAACGCCGATGTGTTTGTTGCTACGGGGAATTGCACTTGAAACTGAGTAGTAGACGTTTTATCCGACCCAAAATCAAGAACAAACAGTGCGGTGTTACTACTATCTTGATAAATCAATGCGCCACGAGCCGTGATAACACCAACCCAAGTGGCATCAGAAAAATCTAAGTATGAAACACCATCTAAAAAACCTACGGCTGGAGTGACGGCCTGTCCACCTGCGGTGTATCCCGACGCTACAACTTCATTGCTGGTCGTGTATGCAGCGGTTTGCGCGTTTAAAGTGGCACTTGATGTATACAAAGCAATCTTGAAAGTTTGTGAAGTCGGCGCAGCAAAATCAAACGTACCAGCCAGCAGACCAGATTTAAACGTGTCGCAGGTATAGTTGCCAGTAAATGCCATTACACAACCCCATTATTTTGAGGGAGCGGAGCAACTCTAGACTGTCCAGAACGGTAAGCATCGCTACGCTCAAGGCCATCACCCAGACGTTTAGCCATAGCAAGGGCTTCGTCATACCGTTTCTGATACGCAGTATAAACATCCGGCTCGCCTTTCATGTAGGTGTACGCTTCCAGCAAAGAGCCATAAAAGAGAACGGAATCAAAGTTATCACCGAGCCAAGATGTAGTGGCGGTAGTAATCGACTCTGGGTAGTAATAGTAATGAAGCTCAATGGTATAAGCATTATCAGGCGTCGGACCCAAAATAAACGAAAGTTCGTTTGTAATTACCGGCGTAGCAGCATTTGTCGTGGTAGGTCCAAACAAAGCGTAATATTCTGGCAATCCAGTATCGCTGGGATTGGGAAAAGCTGCTCGAATAAAGTTTACGTCTTTGTTTAACAAATAAGAATAAGCCCCAGTACCATCAACAACTGCCATTGAGAATACGGACAAAAAATCATTTGGTGCAGAAAGGTATTTATTATTTCCGTATGTTGCGCCGGTAACATTTTTACGCAGCGACGGGAACTGAATCGTATTGTAAATACGTTGTTCAGCTTGTTTAATGAACGTGTTTATATCATCAGTTGCAAACTGATTCTCAGTATAGCTTTGAATCTCAGCAACTAATTGTGTGTAGTTCATGATTAAGCCATCGGGCCGCGAGCCTTGGTACCCTTGGTAGCAGCGCCGCAACCACGGATTTCAATGCCATCAGTCTTAGCCGGGGCGTAGTCGTTTCGGACAATGTTGCCAACAGACATATTTACGTCGTTAGCCTTCATGCGGTTGCCGCCCTCATAGCCGCTGTTCTTGATGTCAACACCGGCCTTGCCGTCCATAGTGTGCGGTTCAGCATAGACTTCGGCGGAGCCGACTTCCTTGCCACCTTTCTTCATACTGAAATTAGCCATTATCGACCCCGCGACGAAGTGCGTTGATTGATGACCTTAGCCATGCCGCGACCATACTTCTTCATATCAAGATTGGTCTTGCCGCCTTTGGCGAA